CTGACCGTCACCCGCGCATAGCGCACCTGTCCATCCTCCACACCCATCCCACGAAAGGAACGAGCATGACCACCCGAGCCGCTGAAGCCCTGTATGAAGCCCAGCATATTCACATGCACGAAGGACGCAGGGTTGCGATCTTCAACCCACACGACAAGCCGGTCTCCGAATTGCCTGTGATCTACGGGTTCAACAATGGTGGAAACCATGGCCGGATGCAGGCTGTCCTGCTTGCCCAGGATGGGACTGGATTGGGTGGGCATACCTGCTCGTCTGAAGCCTATATGCCTGCCGACCTTGGAATCCTGGAAGGCACCTGCGAGGACCGGCACGAAGAGTTCCGCGCCCACTACCCGGACGGCTACCGCATGGAGTTCGTGCGCGGTGCCGATGTTCTGGCACATGAAGGGCTGAAAGCTGCCTACAACCTCAACCAAGCGCAGCCGAAAGACTGATGTCCACTGGAGGACGCATGAACCCCGACGATCCACGCTGGATCAAGCGTGTCAAGGAAACCGCTTCGTTCTCTGAAATGGCGGTTGTCCTTCGTGAATGGCTGGCAACGATTGAAGCCATGAAGATCGAACATTTTCCCAAACCGAAAGACTGATGTCCAGGAGACGCGATGCCCTTCGATGACATCCCCGAGGACCACAAGCCTTCCTACCCTTGCGAGAACTGTGGCGAGGGCAACATCACCGAATCCGAGGACTACAAAGGCTGCTGGGAGTGTGATACCTGCGGCTGGTCCCACCCCGTTAGCTAACGAATGTCCAGCAGCACCCCGCATCCAAGGAGCCGCCTATGAGCCGGACACCGAAATGGATACGCCGCCACGCCCGGCGCCCGTGGCGCATGACCCACGCCCTGGGGCGCGACCTCCGCTGGCTCTGGCGGAACCATGAGGGCCGGAACCGCTGGGGCGAGGTGATGAAGGGGCGCATCCTCTGGCACCCCAGGCCGGGAGAGCGGTTCTAGAGTCTGGCCGAGTTCTGGCCGAAAAGTGAACAGTTCGGCCCCTTCGGGGGCCGTTTTCATGTAATCTGTGGCCGAAAGGGGACCAAAAATGGCCAAACGAGAGCAGGCTGCAGGACTCATCAGGAGCAGGATCACCGGGCATGGTGATGTGGAGGTAAAGGATCTACTGGCGAACCCCCTCAACTTCCGCCGTCACCCAGGCTCCCAAATGAACGCCCTGCGGGGGTCCATGAAGGAGCTGGGCTGGCTGAAAACCATCCTGATCAACAAGAACACGGGCCACATCCTTGACGGCCACGCCCGGGTGGAAGAGGCGATGCGCCAGGGCCTGCTCACCATCCCCGCGACCATCGTGGACCTGACGGAAGCTGAGGAAAAGCTGGCCCTGGCCGTCCTGGACCCGATCACCGAAATGGCGAACAAGGACGATGCGATCCTGAAGGATCTGCTCTCCCAGGTGGAGACCGAGGATGTGGGCCTGCGGGCTCTGCTGGACAGCCTGGACCCGACCGTGACCGACCCCGCCGAGCATTGGGTCGATATGCCCGAATTCGAGCAGGAGGATGAACGATCCTTCCGAAAGCTGATCGTCCACTTCGAGAATGCCGAGGACGCCGCCTCGTTCTTCCGCATCATCGGGCAGGAAGTGACCGACAAGACCAAAACCATCTGGTTCCCAGCCCACGAGCGAAACAAGCTGAAGGATCTGGAGTATGCGGGAAAGCCCGCCGCCCAGGGCGGGGAAGGGGAAGGCGGACAGGGCGATGACTGAGCCCACGAGCTATCTGAAGGCCACCAAGATAGAGCATTTCGAATGGCTGCTGAACGAGGTCAAAGGCTACCTCGACATCGACCCTACGGAGGCGGTGCGCACCGTGAAGGATCAGATCCAGATCGCCAGCCACGGGGGAGACCCCCAGCCCTGGAACAAGGTGGCAGAACTGGAGGCCCGCTGGTATGCATCCCTGGTGGCCGGCCAGCCCGACTATTCGGTGTATTCCGACTCCTACTACGTCTGCGATATCTGGGCCTGTTGGTCGCTTTATTCCTGCTCCAGCGTGAAGGCAATAGGGAAGCCTGCCACCATCGGCCTGGACTCCGTAATGGACCGGCTAGGCACCGCCAACACTATCCTGGACCTGGGGTGCGGCTTCGGCTTCACCACGGCCGCCCTCCTGGAGCTGTTCCCGAAGGCCAGGGTGATAGGGACCAACCTGGAAGAGTCGTTCCAATACGATTTCTGCGCGGATCTGGCGGAGGCCAAGGGGTTCGAAATCCGCCCCGAGGCCCCGGATCTCAAGAATGTGGACCTGATCTTCGCCTCTGAATACTTCGAGCACTTCCAGAACAGCCTGGAGCATGTGTTCGAGGTCATCACCTGCTGCAGGCCCAGGATGCTCGTGGTGGCCAACGGGTATAATGGGCACGCCATCGGGCACTTCCACCACTACCTCTACCGGGGGGCCGCCTTCCCAGCCAAGCAGACCAGCCTCAACTTCGGGACCATGATGAGGCACCTGGGCTACGAGAAGCAGAAGACGACCATTTGGAATAACCGGCCCGCCGTATGGATACGAAAATGAGCGCAGAATATCCTCAATTCCCCTTATACATACCGAGCAAGGGCCGGTCCAACATTATGATGACCAGCAAAGCGCTAACCCGCATGGGCGTGAAGCACTATGTCGTGGTGGAGCCTCAGCAGGTGGAGGACTACCAGGAGGCGGTGCGCAAGATGGGCCTGCTGGCCACCATCCTCCCCTTGGACATGGGCTATAAGGAGCGCTACGAGCTATGTGATGACCTGGGCCTGATGAAGTCCACGGGCCCAGGCCCAGCCCGAAACTTCGCCTGGGAGCACAGCCTGTCCAACGGCTTCGCGTGGCATTGGGTCATGGATGACAACATTAGGGAGTTCAACCGCCTGAACAAGAACATCCGCATCCGCGTGACCAGCCCTGCCTTCTGGAAGGTCATGGAGGACTTCTGCTTGCGGTATGAAAACATCGCTATGGCGGGCCCGAATTACACGATGTTCGCCCCGAACCGCCTGAAACAACCGCCCTTCGTGTGCAACACCCGCATTTACTCGTGCAACCTGATCCGCAATGATGTCCCCTTCCGCTGGCGGGGCCGCTACAACGAGGACACCATCCTGTCGATCGACATGCTCAAGGCTGGGTGGTGCACAGTCCAGTTCAACGCCTTCCTGCAGCTCAAGCTCCCCACCCAGACCCTCAAGGGCGGGAACACCGCCGAGTTCTACCACGCCGAAGGGACGGTCCAGCCTGGGGAGAAATACGCCGACACCGGGACGGTGGCTAAGTCCCAAATGCTGGTGGATGTCCACCCCGATGTGGCCCGCGTGCTCTGGCGCTTCCACCGCTACCACCATTATGTGAATTACCATGTGTTTAGAAAAAACAGGCTGAAGCTGAAGCCCGATGTCGTGCTCAATGGCGAGGTCAACAACTTCGGCATGGCACTGATCAGGAAGGGGTGAGCCATGAAGATGACCGCCGAGGAAGCCAAGGCGAAGGCCCGAGAGCTGATCGCCAAGGGGACCGGCACCCAGGATGTGGTGGCCGCCTGCCCCGTCCGCCTGGGGGACCTGATGGACCTGCTGGCCGAGCGTGGCCAGATCCCGATTCGCCGCACCCTTGGATTTACAGCTGGGAGAATTTGACATGGGAACCACCAAGAAGGGCCGCATCCGCAACCTGGAGCAGATGAACATGGCACTGGACCTGCGCAAGACAGGGGCCACGCTCCAGCAGGTAGCCGACACGATGGGCCTCAAGAGCCGCCAGCGGGCGCACCAGTTCATCAGCATGGCCCTGAAGGAGTTGCAGGAAACCTGCACGATCAGCGCCGAGGAAATGCGGACCATGCAGGCCGAGAGGCTGGATGCCCTCCAGCTCAAGCTCTGGGGCCAGCGCCAGAATCCCAGGGTGGCCGACACGCTTCTGAGGATCGAGGCCCGCCGCGCTGCGCTGTTCGGCCTGGATGCTCCCACCAAGATCGCGGAGACCGACAGCCTGGGGAATGATATTCCCACCGAGGCCCGCCATGCTCTCCACCAGAAGCTGCTCGGTGACTGAGCTTTCACTGGCGGATGAGTTCCGCCTTCTGCCTGCCCAAGTCCGGCAGGCCCGCCTGGAAGCCTTGACCGATGACGAGGCGGCTGGGCTCCTGTTCGATTGGGACTGGTGGGCACGCCCCAGCCAGAAGGTGCCGGGGCTGATCAACCCGCGCACGCCAGACGGGGCCTGGATCATCTGGCTCCCCCTGGCCGGCCGAGGCTGGGGCAAGACGAGGGTAGGGGCCGAGACCGTGCGGTTCTGGATCCGGCAGGGGTTCAACCGGGTCAACCTGATAGGGGCCACGGCGGATGATGCCCGCGACATCATGATCGAGGGCGAGTCGGGCATCTTGTCGGTCTGCCCAAAGTCCGAGCGCCCCACCTACCAACCTGCACGGCGGAGGCTGGTCTGGCCCAACGGAGCGACAAGCCTGATCTTCACGGCGGATGAGCCCGAGCGCCTACGAGGAAAGCAGCACGCCAAGCTCTGGGGTGATGAGCTGGCGGCGTGGCGGTATCCAGAAGCCTGGGATCAGGCCAGCCTTGGCCTACGCCTTGGGAAGTGCCCGCAAGCCGTAATCACGACGACACCGCGCCCCACGAAGCTGGTCAAGGAGCTTGTCGCGGACCCGAATACCATCCTGACCAGGGGGAGCACCTACGACAATGCGGCCAACCTCGCCCCCACCTTCATCGGGAAGATCGTCACGAAATACGAAGGCACGCGCCTGGGCCGCCAGGAGCTGAACGCCGAGATTCTAGACGACAACCCAGGAGCCCTGTGGAACCACGCCCAGATCGAGGCGGCCAGGATCAGGGTGGATGCCTGTCCCGTGGACCTGCTCCGCGTGGTGGTGGCTGTTGATCCTGCTGTGACGAGCAAGGAAGATTCCGACCTCACCGGCATCGTCGTGGCCGCCCGCGACCACCAGAACCCTCCGCACTTCTATGTGCTGGACGACCTGAGCCTGATCGCCCCGCCGATGACCTGGGCGGGCGCGGCCGTCATCGCCTACCTGAAGCACAAGGCCGACCGGCTGGTGGCGGAGACCAACAACGGCGGGGACATGGTAGAGGCCCTGGTCAGGACGGTGGTGATCGAAGGGGTGCCTGAAGGCCAGAATGTGAGCTATTCCAAGGTCACGGCTACCAGGGGGAAGCAGGTCCGAGCCGAGCCCATCAGCGCCCTCTATGAGCAGGGACGGGTCCACCATGTGGGCACCTTCGCCAAGCTGGAAGACGAAATGTGCGATTGGGACCCTGCCACCAGCACGAAGTCCCCCGACCGGATGGACGCCCTGGTGTGGGCTCTGACCGAATTGAGTTCGGACGGGGAGGGGATGGGCCTGTTTATCTGGATGCAGCAGGAAGCCGCTGCCCAGAAAGCGCTGGAAGAGAAGGAAGCGGCGGGTGGTAGTATGTTGCCCGGAAGGGAGCACCGATGACCACCTACCTCTACCCCCCCGTTGGTTCCACCGAAGTCCACTACGCGGGCGTGATCTACCGTCCGAATGTGGACGGAATGATCGCCGTCCCTGACAATGTGGCCCCCAACATGATCGACCTCGCAGGCTGCACCCGCCCGAAGCAAGTTCCCATCGTGACCACGGCGAAGCGCCCCACCATCGGCCTCACTCCTGGCCTTGCCTACTTCGACAGCACGCTCGGGAAACCGATCTGGCGGAACGCTGCGAATACACAGTGGGTTGACGCGACCGGCACCACCGTTTAAGGAGCTGGCCATGGCGAAGCCTGAAGGCGAAGAGCTGCTAGGTCGGACTCCCAACACCCCCGATGGTGGGGTGGAGTTCAAGCCTGGGATCATCCAGCGTGTGCTGGAAGGCGTCCGCTACATGGGCACAGGTGAGAAGCCCGCGTGGTTCGGCCCCAATCTCCCGCTTCCACCGGCCGCACCGGACAGCGTGAAGGGCCGCCCCTGGGACTTCCCGATGGGGGTCAACCTCCAATACACCCCCAGGGCCGACCAGGGCGACACGACCATCGACTTCGCCACGCTCCGGCGTGTGTCCGACCCCGTGCAGGGCGGCCTGGACCTGCTGCGGTGTGCCATCGAGACCCGCAAGGATCAGATGGAGGCCCAGAAGCATGTCATCAAGGGCCGGGATGGGAAGGACGGCGGAGACCGCGCCCGCAAGATCGAGGTGGCCCTGCGCCGCCCTGACCTCGTGCACACCTATCGCCAGTGGGCCCGCCCGATCTGGGACGACCTGCTTGTGATCGATGCCCCCGCCATCTACATGCGGCCCATCGCGCCCAGGGACGGGCAGGTGTTCCTGCCTGAGCAGATCGACGGGGCCACGGTCAAAATCCTGATCGACCAGAACGGCCGCACGCCCCTCCCGCCCGATGCCGCCTATCAGCAGGTCATCAAGGGCCTGCCCGCCGTGAACTACACGCTGGACGAGCTTCTGTATATTCCCCGCAACCTGCGCAGCTATCGCTTCTACGGCATGGGGCCTGTGGAGCAGGTGCTGGGCATCGCCAACATCGCCCTGAAGCGGCAGCTCCACCTGCTGAATTACTACACCTCGGGGACGGTGCCGGATGCCATCGTGACCCCGCCCGTGGGCTGGAATCCAGATCAGGTGAAGCAGGCCCAGCAGTGGATGGACCAGCTCACGGCTCCCAGCGCCCGCCACAAGGTGCGCATCATCCCAGGTGGGGATTTCACCCAGCTCCGCGACCCGAAGCTGAAGGATGAAATGGACGACTGGCTGGCGCGGATCATCTGCTACGCCTTCAGTCTCCCGCCCGGTGCGCTGGTCAAGGACATGACCAAGGCCGCCTCGGGAACCAACGCCCAGACCGCCCACGAGGAAGGCCTGGAGCCGTTCAAGCTCTGGTGGAAGGATGTCATGGACGAGATTCTGGCCCGGTGCTTCGGGGCCGAGGATCTGGAATTTGCCTACCAGGACGAGGAAATCAATGACGCCCAGGTGAAGATGACCATCTGGACGGGCTACAAGGCCGCTGGCGTGGTCACGGCTGACGAAGTGCGGGACAAGGCCCTGGGCCTGGATCCCATGACGGACGAGCAGAAGGCGGAGACCAAACCGCCTGCGCCTTTGGTGGCCCCTGGCGATCCTGGTGGAAACCCCACCGACAAGCCGGGAACCACCCAGGGGGAGGTGGATGGGTCGGCCTCCCCACTTCCCCCTGCCAAGAAAGCCTGGACCGTGGAAGACCTCTTGAAGTTCAACGAAAACCACGGCGAAGACGGCAAGTTTACGTCTGGCGATGGCGATGGCCGGGGCGCTGTCACCTACAGCCAGGCCACTGGTGCAAGCGCCGCAGCAATCAAGGCCACCAAGGCGGCAAAGAAATCGGGAAGCAAGAAGTCCCACGAAAAGGCTCTGGCCGCGAACCAGCACGCCCTGGCACAGCACCAGGCGGCCATCAAGGGTTCTTCGGACCAGACCAAAGGGATCCACCAAGCCTTCATCGAAGCTCACGCGGCCGCCATCGACGCCCACATTCTGGGGGCATCCATAGCCACCAAGTTGGACGATTCGGACGCCCACGCTGATGGGCTTCAAAAAAAAAAGACCACGATACCCCGCATTGACCACGGCCGGCCAGCCGTAGCCAAGGGCGAGAGCGCGGTCACGAAGCTGTTCAAGGCCCGCTTCGCCAAGCAGCGCAAGGCTCTGGTGGCGGCGGTGAAGGCCGAGGCCCAGAAGCTCCTGAAGATGGACCAGGACGACATGGTGAGCCTATGGGATTCCCTCTCGGCCGAGGGCAAGGACAAGCTGAGGAAGGCCATCTCCAAGGAGCTGAAGGCGGTAGCCAAGGACGGGGCTGATGTGGCCCTACGAGGTGTCCTGGACGCGGTGGGGCCTACCGATGCAGACCTGGAGGCCATGCTGTCCCAGGCCAACGAGCAGGCCATCGCCTTCGCAGAGGAACGCGGATCCGAGCTGGTGGGCATGAAGTGGGACCATGACAGCGGGGCATGGATCGAGAATCCCAAGGCGGAGTGGGCCATTGATGAGACCACCCGTGAGCGCATCCGAGATCTGGTGGTCATGGCGGAGGACAATGGCTGGTCCAACGGGGAGCTGGCTTCCGCCATCCAGGAGGATGCGGCCTTCAGTGATTCCAGGGCTGAAATGATCGCCCGCACCGAAACCGCCTTCGCGGACATCCAGGGCAATCTGGCAGGCTGGGAGGCCTCCGGGGTGGTGGAGTCCAAAGAGTGGTCCGTGAGCCAGGACGAGGTGTGCGACGAGTGCATGGCCCTGGACGGGCAGGTGGTCGGCCTGGACGAGCAATTCCCAGATGGAGACCCGCCCCTCCATCCTAACTGCCGGTGCGACCTGCTCCCGGTAGTCATTTCCCAGGGTGAGATTGACGCGGAAACCGCGTAGAAGGGGGCTCTCATGCTCTTGGCTGACGATGGAACCTGTGCATTTCACGGCTGCGATCAGCGCGGCCACGAGGTCTGCCACGCCGTTTTCCAGCAGCAGGCAGGGATGGCCTCGACGGTCCAGGCGATGCTGGCCGATGGAGGGAACACCATCCTGCCCGCCTATGTGAACCAGCTCAAGGCGCTGCTGGCCGAAAACTTCCCGATGGACACCACGACCTGACCGGACTGGACACCGGAGCCCAGACGGGCATAGACCACCTTGAAAAAAGCACCGGGGCCACTTGTGCCCGGTGCTATCATTTTCGCGTTGACCAGCAACGATCACTCTTCCTACCAGTTCTGGACACACCAGGGAGCACAGATGGCGAAGCGAGTTCGACTGTTCGGGGCCATCGAGAAGGTGGAGCCTCAGGAGGATGGAACGCTCATCGTGTCGGGCATCGCCTCCAGTGAGACCGTGGACGGCGCGGGCGAAGTGGTGAAGGCCCAGGCCATGCGGGATGCCATCCCCGACTACATGAAATTCGGCGCGGTGCGTGAGATGCACGCCAACATCGCAGCCGGGACCGCCCTGAGCATCAATGTGGATGCCGAGGGTGTGACCCACTTCGAGGCCCATGTGGTCGATCCCACGAGCTGCAAGAAGGTGGAGACCAATGTTCTGAAGGGGTTCAGTATCGGCGGGAAGGTCACCAGCCGCGACCCCCTCAACAAGAAGATCATCGACGGCCTCAGCCTGACGGAAATCAGTCTGGTCGATGTCCCCTGCAACCCTGATGCCGTCTTTGCGATGGCCAAGTTCGACACGGAGGATGATGTGGACCAGCCCGAGAGCACCGAGAGCACCCAGAAGGGTATGGGCCATGTGGCCGACCTCGCATGGATGCTGAAGCAGATCAGCTACCTCACCGCCGACCAGATTAGCGAGGCCGCCCGTGAGGGTGATGAGTCTTCCATTCCCGCCAAGCTCAAGGCGTGGCTGGCGGCCGGTGGCGCGATCCTGGCGGAAATGACCCAGGAGGAAGTGGCGGAGCTCGTCACCGCCCTGCCGGATGCCAGCGGAACCGGGGACGGCTCTGCGGATGTGGCCTTCGCCGCAGGCACCGGAGACCTGGAAAAGAAGCTGAGCGCCAGCAAGGTCGCCGCGCTGGACGATGCCCACAGCCAGCTCACCGCCCTGCACAAGTCGATGGGAGATTGCATGGGCAAGATGGCAGGCCTCTGGGCCGCGCCCCAGGCGGAGGAAGATTCCAAGGACGGCGACGACAAGGAAAACACCGCGCCCGTCACCGACCTCCAGAAGTCCGCTTCCGAAGCCGTTGCCAAAGTGGGCCAGCTCACCGAGGAACTGGTGAAGGTGCAGAGCGAGAAGGAAGCGCTCCAGAAGTCGCTGGACAGCATCAGCGCCAGCATGAAGACCACGCAGGATGCCCTAGCGAAAGCCGAGGCGGATCTGAAGGTGAAGGGGGTCAAGCAGGTCGTCCCCGTCGAGAAGGGCAAGGAATCCACCACCCTGGGCGCTGCCGACCAGCCCAACCAAAGCACGGACCCTCTGGATGTGATGAAAAGCGTCCAGGGCCAGCCCGTGAACCTCATTTTCAACCCCCGCTAGTCCGGGGCAACCCAAGGAGGCTCATCAATGAGCGACCTCACCAAAACCCTGGACGCCATGAAGGAAGCCCAGGCCAACGGTTCTTCGGATCTTGCGAAGGCCTTCACGCAGGGCACCGGCTTGGTCGCCTACGACCTCCAGGCTCCTGCACTCGCCCTCTACCCGTTCTTGGCCCTCATGACCATGCTGCGGAACGAGATTCCCCGCGTGGGCGGTGGTGGCGATACAGCCACCCGCTGGAAGGCGATCACCGGCATCAACACGACCAATGTCCACCCGGGCGTGTCGGAAGGTAATCGCGGTGCGCTGATCAGCACCACCGTGGCCAACTACCTCGCCAGCTACGCCGGGTTCGGCCTGGAAGACACCGTGAGCTTCGAGGCGGATTACGCCGCCCAGGGGTTCGATGATGTCAAGGCCCGCAGCCGCCTCGGCCTGCTCCGGTCCCTCATGCTGGCTGAGGAAGCCCAGCTGCTCGGCGGAAACGCCAGCCTGTCCCTGGGCACCACGCCCACGCCCACCCTGGCCGACGCCGCTGGTTCCTGGACTCTGCCCACCCTCACCTACTCGGTGATCGTGGTCGCGCTCACGGCCCAGGGCTTCAGCCGCACGAGCCTCGCCAACGGCGTCCCCGGCCAGTTGGCCAAGTCCAATGTGGACGGTTCCAGCGACACCATCAACGGTGGCGCTGCGCAGAAGTCCGCCGCCGCGACCCAGGCCATCACGCTCGGTCAGGCCCTCCAGTGCACCGTGGCCACCGTCGAGGGTGCGGTGGGCTATGCTTGGTTCATCGGCGCGGCCGGTGCTGAAAAGCTCGAGTTCATCACCACCATCAACAGCCTGCAGGTCACGGCTCCGCTGAACGGCACCCGGCAGGCCGCCTCCGCCCTGACCGCCGCCGACTACTCCAAGGATGCCGTCTACAATGTGGACGGCCTGCTGACCTTCGCCAAGTCCGCGAACAACAGCATCGTCCAGGCGCTGGCCACCGGCACGGTCGGCACCGGCACCACCCTGACCTCGGACGGCGCGGGTGGCGTGGCGGAAATCAACAACCTGCTGCAGACCTTGTTCGACACCTACCGGCTCGGCCCTGACGAGCTGCTGGTGTCCAGCGCTGGCATCCGCCTGATCAACAAGCTCTGCATCGGCAACGGCGGCGCTCCCCTGTTCCGCTTCGTGATGGACGACAAGGGCGGCGTCCCCGGCCTGTCCGCTGGCGCCACCATCGGCAGCTACCTCAACCCGATCACCAACCAGCTCATCCGCGTCCGCGTGCATCCCAACATGCCCGCTGGCACGATCCTGGGCTACTGCCGCGAAATCCCCTACCCCCTCAACGGTGTCGGGAATGTCATGCAGGTGAAGACCCGGCGCGAATACTACAGCATCGACTGGCCGGTCGGCATCCAGGGCCGCAAGTTCCCCTTCGGTGTCTACTGCGACGAGGTGCTGCAGCACTACGCCCCCTTTGCCATGATGAAGCTCTACAACATCGCCGGGGCCTAGTCTCCGGTGTGGTTCCAACCAAGGGGCGGGTGGGAAGCTGCCCGCCCCTTTTTCTGAAAGGCCGACCCAATGATCAAACTGTTTCGCAAAGACACCGCAGGCTGCAGCGTGGACGGCGTGAACTACGAGCCCGATGCCAACGGTGCCTTCCTGGTGGCCCCTGAGCATGTGGCTCAGCTCATGGACATGGGCTTCGGTTCCGAGTCCCCCCTGGCCGCCGAGAACCCCCGCAAGTCCAACCCCGCGCTGATGACTACCGAGGCCCTGCAGGACGAGGCCAAGGAGCTTGGCATCCCCAGCTTCGGGGATCTGGCCCGTGGTGCCCTGGTGAGCGCGGTCGCCTCCGCACGGAAGGCCAAGGTCGAGGCCGAAGTCGCGGCTGCTGATGCTGCCGAGGCCGCCCGCCTGGGCGTGGTCCCTCCCGAGTCAGGGCTGGTCCAGGAAGGCCGGGAAGCTCCCAAGGCTCATGAGACTCCCGCCCTCCAGTCGGACCAGCCTGAGGGCGGTCCCTCGCCTGTCCTGGAATCTGGCCCGGTGGCCGGCCAGGACGCCCCCGAAGCTCCCAAGACTGAGGTGTAGCCATGGCTGCTGGTGATCTGACCGTTCTGGCGAATGTGAAGGATTACTTGGACCTGACCGAGACCACGAAGGATACCCTTCTGGCCCGGCTGATCACCGCTGCCTCCACCTGGATCAAGTCGTGGACCAACCGGGATTTCACTTCCGGCAGCTACACCCAGAAGCTTGACGGGAACGATTCAGACGGAATCATTCTCGACCAGTTCCCCATCACGGCGGTCTCGGCCCTGAGCATTGACGGGACCGCCGTGGACCTCTCCACCGTGACCTGGGATGGGCCCCTGCTCATGCTCACGGACGGGAACACTTTCAACCTCGGGAAGCAGAATGTGGTCGTGAGCTACACGGCCGGGTTCGCCGCCATCCCAGCCGACATCGAACAGGCCTGCATCGAAATCGTGGCTTGGCGCTACACCGAGCGCCAGCGGGTCCAGCAGAGCAGCAAGAGCATGGGAGGGGAAGTGGTGAGCTTCCAGACCGCCGAGGCCCCCAAGTCCACGATAGTCCTCCTGGCCCAATACAAGCGGGTGATTCCATGATCGACCTGACCGCCCAGGTGACTGGAGCCGAGGCCGTGGTCGCCAAGCTGAGCGAGGCGGGCGTGAGCTTCAGCCAGCGGGTGCCCAAGACGGTGGAGGCCCTGGGCATCGAGCTTCAGCGCCGGGTGCGCGAGTTCTACCTGCGCGGCCCCCGCCCTGACCACCTGGGCCGCGTGACCGGCCGCCTGTCGCGGTCCATCAACGAGAAGCTGACCCAGCCCGAACAGTGGACATGGAAGAGCACGGTCGGAACCAACCTCGCCTATGGCGCGTATTGGGAGCGCGGGTTCGACCAGAAGATCGGCGCGGGCGCACGCGGCGGGCCCAGGACCCTTCTGACCGAGCGTGCCAGGGCCAAGTATTTCGAGGCCCGCCCTGCTGGTGTGCGGTGGCAGCAGAGGCCGTTCCTGGTCCCTGCATTGGCCGACCTCAAGGACGACATCAGAACGCGGCTGGTGGCCGCCGTCACGGGAAGGGGGTAGAGCATGGCCCTAGATCGTGAACCCATCTACACGGCCATCTTCACCCGCCTCCAGGCTGTCGCGGGCATCGTGACCTGCAGCCGAACCTGGAGGCACTTCGATGATGTGCCGATGGCCCAGCAGCCCGCCCTGTTCCTGACCATTGGGAACGAGGTGTGCAAGCCTCAGAGGGGGATGCCCCCCGAGTGGATCCTGAGCCCGACCCTCCACCTGTATGTGCGGAACGATGCCACCCCCAGCATCGCCCCCGGCATCCAGCTTCATGCTTTCCTGATGGCCATCGAAGCGGCCTTCGAGCGCACCCCTGCAGAGGCCTCACTTCTGAACGGCCCGTTCTCGGATTCCGGGGCTGACAGTTACGGCACCACCCTGGGAGGGCTGGTGAACCACTGTTTCATCAAGGGCCAGATCATCACGGACGAAGGGCTGCTCCAGAAGCAGGCCCTGGCCATCATCCCCCTGGAAGTCCTCACCACCTCATAAGGAGCGCCCATGGCCCCCAGCAACGATCAGGACACGCCTACCACGCCATCCCAGGACCAGACCGCAGGGGTTCAGCCCCAGGCCCCCGCCGCACCTGTCCTGGAGCCCATTCCGGCTGTTCCACAGCATCTCCCCGCTGGGCTCACTCTCGGCCACCTGGAGGATTTCTTCCAGGAGCTGCGCACCAACCTGGGCCCTCGGATCGAGTCCCAGCACTTCAACATTCTTAACGAGGTGGTGGATGGCTTCAAAGCCAGGATCGCCGCCCTCTTCCAGAAGGAGGCCTAGCCATGGCTCACTACAACTTCGGCGTGGGGCAGGTGTTCTACACCCCCCCCGGCACCAACCAGACCCCCGTGCAGGTGGGCACCCTGACGGATGTCAGCCTCGACATCAGCCGGGATGTCAAGGAGCTGATCGGGGCCAACGCCTTCCCCGAGGATGTGGCTTTGGGCAAGGGGAAGATCAGCGGCAAGGCGAAGTCGGGCCGCATCTTCGGCTCGATGCTGAACGCCCTGATCGCGGGCTCCACCATCGCCACCGGCCAGAAGGGGGCGGCCAACAACGAGACCTGGACCATCCCCACGACCCCCTTCCAGGTCACGGTGGCCAACTCCGCCACTTGGTCTGAGGACGGCGGCGTCTATGACTACACGGCGGCCAAGTGGCTTGCGCGTGTGGCCTCCGCCCCTGCCACCGGCCAGTATTCCATCGCGGCTGGCGTCTACACCTTCGCGGCGGCGGATGTGGCCCACATCGTGGGCATCTATTACACCTACACCATCGTGACCGGCACGACCGTTTCCCTCAGCAACCCGCTGATGGGTGCGGCCACGATCTACACCCTGAATGTCTTCAACACCTACCGAGGAAAGCAGAAGGGCTACAAGCTCTACGCCGTCTGCTTCCCCAAGACCTCGTGGGACGACAAGCAGGACGACTACACCGAGTTCAACCTGGAGTTCCAGGGGTTCGCGGACATGACCACCAACAAGGTGATCGACCTGTTCCAGGCCGAGTAGCCTTCCACCATCACCACCACCTGAGAGGCCGACACCATGGAAAAGCACACTATTCAGATCGGGGGGAAGGATTACAACCTTCCCCCCTGGAATGCAGGCCAGTTCCGCCGCTTGGTCGATCCCATCTTGGAAGAGACCAAGGCCGTGCTGGGCAGGCTGGACGAAATCAAAGGGGCAGGGGAAGCCGATGCACAGCTCATGCTCGACCTCACCCTCGCCAAGCGCCAGATCGATGTGAAGCACACGGAGCTGATCCTGGCCGCGCTTCAGAATCAATACCCCCACCTGACGCTGGAAGAAGTGGAAACCCTCACCCCGAACCGCATCACGCAGCTGTTCAACGAGATTCTGACCATCACCACGGCCGGGACCAATGAACCGGGGGAAGGGGTCCCTCCCAGGAAACGAAAGCCCTGAGCTGGGGGGATATCTGGGGGCTGCTGCTGACCGGGACAGGGTGGACGATCCACCAGTTGGAATCGACACCCTGGCCTGATTGCCTGGAGCTGATGGGCTACTGGAAACACCACCCGCCCGTTCATGTTTTGGTGCGAGGGTTCTTCGAGATTGAAGACGAGGACACCGGGCACATTCCCACCGAGGATGAACTGGAAAAGGGGATCCAAGATTTCAAGTGAGGTAGATGATGGCTGACCAGCCCGAACCGATTGAAGTCAGCATTGTCGCCAAGATCAAGGGCCTGCTCGATGGTCTCGGGCAGGCCACTTCTGGCGTCAAGAACGCCACGGAGGAAATGGGCAATTCCTTCAAGGGCCTGCACACCACCGTAGAGAATCTGAAGGCTCCCTTCATTGCCATCACCGCGATCCTGGCGGGCGGGGCGATGTTCAAGGAGGCTCTGAACGCCACGGTCGAATGGACCATGGAGGCGAACAAGCTCTCGAAGGTGCTGAACACCAGCGTCCAGGATGCCTCTGTGTGGGCCGTAGCGCTTCACACCCTGGGGGTCTCGGGGGACACGCTGACGGGCATCGTGGCGAAGCTCCAGGTGCGGGTGGCGGGCAACGCCGAGGCCTTCCAGAAGTGGGGGATCGAAACCAAGAACGCTCAGGGCGGCGCTCTGCCCATGTCCGAAATCATTGAGGGGATGGCGACCAAGTATCAGGGCCTGAACACCGACCAGGAAAAGAACGCCATGCTGTCCGAGCTGGCCGGCCGAGGCTGGTTGAACATGATCCCCGTCATGCGGATGACCTCGGAGCGCATGGCTGAGGCCAAGAAGGAAGCCGAAGAATTGCACCTCGTGGTTGGCCCTGACGGGGTGGCCAAGACGAGGGAATACCAGGAGTCCATGCGGAAGCTCGGGCTCATCAGCCAGTCCCTCCAGATCCAGATTGGCTCTGCCCTGATGCCCGCCCTCACGCAACTCGGCAAGTGGTTCGGGGAGATTGGCCCTGGGCTGGCGATGGTCCTGGGCAATTCCATCAAGGCCATCGTGACCGCCTTCTACACGCTGAAGTTCATCATCGAAGTCACAGTGGCGTCGGTTACTGATTTCTTCGAGAAGTGCATTAGCGGGTTTAAGGCCCTGGGCAACATCATCGCGGCGGCCGTGAAGGGGGATTGGGAAGGGGTCAAGAAGGCGGCCATCGCGGGAGCCGAGGACCACGAGCGCATCCAGAAGGAAACGGTGGCCATCACCAAGGATCTGTGGGAAACCCTCGGTGAAGACCTGGACAAGATATGGAGCGACCAGGGGCCCGGGAAGGGGAAGCCCATCGAAGATGCCCCGCCCCCTCCAGGCGCGGCGAAGTCTCGGGTGGGAGAGTGGCAG